CCTCGATAAGAGGTTCCGGCAGGCGTCACAGGAATTCAAATCTGTTCCAATCCCGGGAGTGGGCATTGGCATGTCCGTCTCCTTGAAAGAATAGTCAGGCAACACAGAAAAGAAAGAAAAAAGTGTTAAGACAGTCACCGGAAGTACTGTCCCTGCACATACGTATCAGAGCACGTATTTGCAGAGTAATAAGACTCTCTTTCAGTTGCAGTCGGAGGAAATAGACTCTAGTAGTTCTATCACCTCGACAGCATCCTTGGAAACCACTAGTCAAACTGTAACGTTTGTTGACAACGCTGAAGGCGAAGTCGTCATGGCCGGATCCGCGGTTAATGCAGTTGCGAAAGTTGATGGGACAGACGATCTACAACTTGGATCGTACTTGTCTCGTCCTACGCAACTTGCAACATTTCCGTGGACTACGGCCAATGCAGTTGGACTGTTGGGAACCGTGGACCCTTGGAACCTATTTCTCTCGAATGCCAGTATTAGGCGTAAGATCGACAATTTTGCGTTTATTCGTGGTAAGCTTCACATCAAGGTACTTGTTAACGGCACGCCGTTCCAAGCAGGTCTCCTTCGTGCATGCTACGAACCGCTACACGGTTATTCGGGAGCAGGTATCCGCAACCCCCAATCAGGCTCGTTAGAGCCCACGCTGGTCTCATACTCGCAGATGCCAGGCTTTTTCATTACTCCAGCTGCTAACGCAGGTGGTCAAATGGAATTGCCCTTCTTCTACCACAAGAATTGGCTTGATTTGACTTCGGCAGCTGACGTAGCAGCATTTGGTCGCATGTACTTGCAGATCTATGCTCCGCTGATTGTTGCCGTGAGTGGTGGCACCACTGGTGTTACCGTCCAAGTCTTTGGGTGGATGACGGACATTGAACTTATGTGTTCCACGTCAAAACTTGCACTCCAGGGTGATGAATACGACGATCAGAGTGGTGTCGTATCACGTCCGGCGAGTGCGGTGGCCAACATCGCTTCATACCTAACACAGGTACCCTACATTGGGCCCTTCGCTCGCGCTACTGCAATTGGAGCGCGTGCGGTTGGGACGATAGCGAAACTCTTTGGCTACACAAACGTTCCAGTCATCGCCGATGTGCATGGCATGATTCCTATGAACGCTCCTATGCTTGCTTCTGGACATATCGGCACGGCAGTGCAGAAATTTAGTCTGGACCCAAAGCAAGAGCTTTCAATAGATCCAACACTACATGGCTTGCACCCAAAGGATGAACTTTCGCTTCCTTATTTGAAAGCAAAAGAGTCATATCTTGGTGCAGGCACTTGGTCCACTTCGACTGCTGTGGACACGCTTTTGTGGTGTGCTCGCGTCAATCCGGCTCTCTACCAACGTACGAATGTGAACAATGCTTCTGCAGTGACGGTTGGTCAGCGTGTGTATCACACGCCGCTCTCCTACATCTCGCACATGTTCTACAACTGGCGTGGCTCTCTTGTTTTCCGAATCAAGATTGTAGCCACCAAATTTCACAAAGGCCGGTTGAAGATTTCGTATGATCCAGTTGGTGATATCACGTCGACGAACCCTGATGTCAACACTGTTTACACGAAAATCGTGGATATTGGTGAGGAGGACGATATTGAGATTGAAGTTCCGTACCATCAGTCGTATCCGTGGCTTGGTATTGACAAAGATCTTGGAGACAACTGGAACACTTCGGGCTCATTGCCCCCTCGTGAACGTCTCGACAATGGTGTCTTGACGATTCGCGTCTTGACGGCGCTTACCGCTCCTACTACCGGTTCGATTCGAATTCTCGCATTCCTTAAGGGTGGAGATGATTTCGAATTTGCGAATCCATCTGATCATATCGGTGGTGAGTCGAGCAACAGAGTGCCGTCGTTTTTCGCGTTGCAGGCAGAGGATTTGACTAGTGTCATGCCTAACAGGCACGTGCTAGGTTCAAAGGCCGTACCTCATCCCGATCGTTACTCGCAGAATTTTGGCGAAGCAGTGAACTCACTCCGGTGTTTGCTACATCGCTATACTACGCAAGACACGGTCTGGGTGAATCCTCCAGCAACCGATACGCTCAATATTTACGGTAAGATTCTTCGTATCATGCCCTATTCTCCTGGGTTTGATCCGTCGTGGAACACCGCGAATCGAGCAAACAATGTCGTCGCCGCGAGTGGTGATTCGCCCTATGCTTTCAATACTATGGCACACATGCCATATGTTGCTAGTATGTATGTTGGGTATCGTGGTGGTGCTAACTTTGTAGTTACACCATCTATGGACAAATACGGTAACATCGGTGACTTTCGAGTCACCCGATGGATTACTGTGGCGTCCAGTTCGGTATTCCGCATATGGGGAAATTTCAACTCGCTGCTTTTATCAGCATCGTCGTCTCAGCGCAGTTTCGGATTGCAACGGGGTTCCTACTTGAATGATGGTCTGGCGGGTATGGCTATTACGTCCACTGTGACGAATGGTTCCATTTCCTTCCAGTTGCCAGATTTCAAATTGGCGAACTTCTCGTTTGCGCGTCCAGAAAACTACGCTAACGGCATTGCGGAAGACGGCACAAACAGACAGGCTGCATTTGTTCAATTTTCATTGAAGAAGACAGGGACTGCTGATGATGGTGCAGAGTATGTAACTCTGCAAACTCAAGTTTCAGCAGCTCCTGATTTCACCTGTTTGTTCTGGTTGTGTTGTCCAACTTTGGACTACTTGACCGCAAACCCGACTCCTAAGGCAACTTAGGAGTCGCCCCGTACAGTCGGGGATGGCACAAAAGATCATCAAATACGTGATGACGCCATATCAAGTTAACGTTCCGTTAGGTGCACTTCGTAGGTTGTGTCAGAAAAACGGATAAGAAGGATAAACCCAACAAAGAGGTCGATGCGGTCGGCCCGCTCACTTTTCCTTCGGTGAGATTACTCCACGAAATCGTGGTCTGAAGTTTGATTCAAGAGTTTTGTACTCGTTGTCCAAGCCAGGGCCACGAGGAAATTTTTTACTTGGATGAAATCGCAG